CTAATTAACATTTTGTTTTAACAAATTGGCTCCTACTAATGCTTGAAAAAGAGCATATCCAGTAAATATTATTCCAAATAAATCTTTAATTACATCATTTGATAATTCAATAATTGACAAAAATTCTTCTAAAGTATTTTTTTTAAAAGCAATATTAAAAACAGGAAATATAATTATCACTAAAATTATAAGCATAAATATTATTCTACTTCTCGAGGGTTTTAATAACTTCAATCCTTCACATAATATATTGTTAAAACTTTTTTCTTTTGTTAAATCCTTTAAATTATCAGTCATTATTTCCTTCTTAGTCATTATTACCCTCTCCTTTGTTAATTTTGATTGGATATTATTCTATTAATTTGTGGTTTATTTTCTTCATAAATTTTAATGTTTTCATCACTTATTTCATTCAATTCTTTTTTATCTTTTAGCGTACTTACGACAACATTAGATACTGATCCTATTGATGTATATTCTGGAAGATCTATTGATATTTTTTCACCCATTGTTTGATGATCTATAGTACCTTTTCCTCCTGCCTTATACTCAACTTCAATTTTTGCTTCTGCAAGCCCTTTAGTGTCTGTTATCATTTCTGCAACATTTTCAAATTTAGTTGGTGAATTTATAACAAAGCTTCCCTTTTTAGCTCCAGCCTTTTCTAATTGAGTTAGCATGTCGTCATATGTATTACTCATATTAAAATCACCATTCGGATTAAATAATTTAAACGTTAATTTTCTTATTTTCTTAACAGTTTCTAATTTCTCTTTTATATCTTTCTTTGAAGGTAAATTTACTATATCAACAACAGGATATGCAATTCTTTCATTTTCTCTTTTATTTTTATTATACAATTTAACATAATTTTTAAATACATCTTTTACTGTGGCACTAAAACTTCTTATGTCTGGACTACCTTTTTGATTTGTTGTATATATCATTCTATGATTATCTAAAAAAATAGTAAAAATTGAAATAGACGCCGAATCATAGAATTTATGTGTAAATGTAACTCCCTTATTGTTATCATATTCTGTCCTTACTTCCAACTTTGTCTTTTTTACCAATATACCAACTAGCGCATATCTTTTTAAATTAACAATTTTTATTTTTACATCCTCAAAAAATTAAAATAAACCCTAGAATAGCTTTTACATTCTGTATGACTCCACATATATTAAATTATTCTTGCTTCAAATTTTAAAAATTAAGCTGTTCCCAATAAACTCATCACAAAATAAAAAGAATCTGCATTTAACAGGTCCCTTCCTATAATCTCAATATTTCACTGTTCTATATTTATAATTTATCTACTGTAACTCTAGTTTTATTGCAAACTTCTTTTTATTTTTAGTTTCAACTTTTTTTTGCTTGGTCGCAATCTTATTCAGATTTTAAAAAATCATATGCATCCGGATAATATTCTGGAAATAAACACTTTTCATATGGAAAATTCACATTATCTTCTTTAATCATTTCATTAATATCTCTCACAGTTAATTCATTCAATTCAGAATAAATACCAAACACTAGACCATATTTAATATAATCAGAAAACAATTCTATGGAAAAACTAAGATTGAAACTATAGATAAAATGAATGATTATAAAAATAAATCTGCTGCAGGTCTCCTTTCATCTGATGATAAAATAACCTTGCAGCAGTGGTTTAAAACATGGTTATATGAATATAGAGTAAATGATTTAAGACCTTCAAGTTTAGAGAAATATAATGGCATTTACAATAACTACATTAAAAACTCTGAAATTGGAGTTATAAAGCTTAAGGACTTAAGTACTTCAAATTTACAGGCATACTATAATGTCTTAATGAGTAAACATAAAAAAGTCCTAACGTAATTAAGACAATAAATAAAACTATTAAGTGCTGCTTAAACCAAGCTGTCAAAGAAACATATATTTTATTTAATTGCAGCAACAATGTAATACTTCCAAAGCTGGCCAGTAAAAAGGAAGTTGAGATATTCACTGTTGAAGAGCAGCAGCAATTTATAAGATCATTGGATAATCATAGGCATAGAGTATTGTTTATATTGGTCTTTGCCACTGGCTTAAGACTTGGAGAAGTTACCGCTCTAAAATGGCATGATATAAACTTTGAAAAGAATGAGCTTAGTGTAAAAAGAACCTTTAAAAGAGTTACTATATTAGGTAAAACAGAGGGTAATAAAACTGAAATAATAGAGCAGCCACCAAAAACAGAACATAGTAAAAGAACCATTCCAATACCTTCAAACGTAATAATTGAATTGAAAAAACATAGAAAAAATCAATTAGCAGAAAAGCTAAAAAATAAGCTTATTTACGTTGATAATGACTTAGTATTCCCTAATGAAATAGGAGAACCAACAGATCCTAGAAATTTAGATAGGAGCTATGCAAGAGCTTTAAAAAATGCTGGTATATCACATAAAAAGTTTCATGCTTTGCGCCATACTTATGCGACAAGATTATTCGAGGCTGACGTACCATTAAAAACAGTTCAAGAGCTTCTTGGTCACTCTGATATATCAATAACTGCTAATATATATACTCACGTTATGCCTAAACAGAAAATAGCAGCAGTAGAGAAAATTAATAGCTTATTTGCTTTATAGCTTCAATAAGCTATTTTTATTTTTTGCTTTTAAAATCATACTAAATTATAACTTTTTCCTGTGGGTTGTGTTACGGTTGTGTTATTTTATAAAAAAATAAAGGCTGATAAGCTACTATCAACCTTACGCAATGCCTTATTTAATATGTATATTGGTGCGCCCAGAGGGAGTCGAACCCACGACCTCCAGATTCGATTTTTTAGAAATATTTTAAAATAAGAGAATATATAATCGCCATAAAATAAGGCTTTACGTATACAATAAATTTTACTGGTATAAACCTATATAAAACTTTTGCGGGAAAAATGCGGGAAAAAGGAGCATTATTTAGTGCTCCTTTTATTTAAGATTGCTCATCAAATATCTATTTATATCATAATCTCCATTTTTAATATTGTTTTTTAAATAGCCTACATCTTTAATTGATTTGTCAAATGATTTTAATATTAGTCCTTTAAACTTTAATATATCATTTAAATCTTCTATTATTATTCTCGTCCTACCTGTTTCTGATTTTGGAGATAGCTCATAGTTTCCATCTGGAATTACCGCTTTTAATTCATCCATAGAATATCTTGAAACTATAAAATGTTTTTTAGCAGTTAATTTGATTCTGAAAAAATTATAAAAAATATTTATATCAAAATAATTTCCTGTACGTGAATATCTTAAATATTCAATATTCTTATTTTCACTAATAAGCATGTCTTTAATTATTTCATAGCATTTTAATTCATCTTCACTAAATACTATATCATCGTTCTTTTTTACTTCATCAATAATCTTTTTACAATATTTTATATATATTTCTGCGGCAACTTTGGTATCATCTGATGCCCTATGGCTATCTAAATCCATTTTGAAATATTCCTTTATGGTTATCAGTTTATGATTATCTAAGTTCTTGTACATCATTCTACTTAAACCTAAAGTATCAATAACCTTGTTTTTAACATATCCGTCGCCATCTATATTTGCATTTAAGAAACCAATATCAAACTTGCGTTATGAGCTACTATTGGTAAATCTCCTATAAATTCTAATAACTTAGGAACTATCTCACTTATTCTAGGACATCCATTAACCATACTATCATCAATATTGTTTATCTTAGTAATTCTACTTGGTATATGTATCTCTGGGTATATCAAAGAATGAAATTCATCTACTATTTTTCCATTGCAATATTTAGTTGCTGCCACTTCAATTATTTTATCAATATTGGCACTTAAGCCTGTTGTTTCAAAGTCTAATGATACAAAATCATTAAAAACTTCTTTGGTAAAATTTATACTGTATTGCTTATATTGTTTAACTTCAATAGATTTAGGTTCTCTTTCTGTATGTGCATTATTTTTCTTATGAGCACGGTTACTTTTTACTTCTGTTCTTATAGCCAAAGTGATTAAAGCAATTGCTATTAATACTAATATTAGCATATAATCAGCTCCATTCTTTGAATATTTTAAAAATCGCCTATATATTTACTTTAATTGTAACAATTTTATACTTTATGTCAATAAAAACTTATTTTTAGATAAAAAACTAAATTATAGAATATCTTAAAAACATTTTTTCATTTAATGTGATACACTATACTAAACATAATAAACGTTAAAAGGAGATGAATAAAATTGAATCTACTTAGTTATGTTATAGCATCTATTGCTATGCTTTTTATCTTTATATATTCATTAAGATTCTGCGTAAGAACATACTTTAATATCGAGTTTGAAAACAATGCTGATACTTTTTGTAGTTTATTTGTATTTCTTATATTTATTTTGGTATTAGCAGGATTATTAGATAAAAAATTTGAATACGTAGTTACTTATTGCGCGAAATTTTCATTTATACCATTATTTATTTTTCTTCACTTGCTTATATGGTATTTTCTAACTTTTACTTTTTCGTTTTTCAATTTTCTTATAATATTTACCCAAGCCAATACAAAAGATTTTTTTATTGGTAATATACCTAAAGAAATTATTATTTTTTTATACAAGCCCATAAAAAAATTGCAAATATTTGAACCCATTTGGCAACACAAAAATAAACTTAGATACAAAATTTAATATTCATAGATTAAAATCAATTATTTTTGCCTTTTATTTAATAGCAGGAATTATAGTTGTTTCTCCTATATATAATTATCTTCTAAGTTTATCTGATATAACTCCATTTTTATCTGTTTTAAAAACTGATTATGATACTTATCAGAAGATATTTATTGTAAGCTTAATTCCATACTTCTTAAACTTTGCTTTTATAAAGAAAAAAAATACCTAGCAGGACAATCCTACTAGGTATTTTACTATTGTACTACTGCTGTAGATTTAATTGTATTAAGTTTCTGCTGTAGCTGTAAGTTTTGACTTTGAAGAGTATCTGCCTTGTTTAATGCATCTTGAAGTTGCTTGTTTTTTTCAGCTTCACTTACTGGAGCATGTCCTAAATCTTTGACCGCATTTTTTATAGCTGCATCTATAAGCTCCTTCTTATTATCATCTAAATTTATATTCATTTCTTTTAATACACTTAGCACTACATTTTCAGCTATTTGTGCTCTATCATCCTTTTGTATATCACCTGCATGATAAAGTTGTTCAGCTTTTCCGACAGCAATCGGCGCCCATTTTTCTATAATTTCAATTACTGTTTGCGCTGATTTTGGTAATATAGGTTTTAATTCATCTGCCACAGCTTTAACAATTTCTCCTTTATTATTTAGTTCTTTTATAGCTCCATCTACATTTACATTTTTCTTTTTTAAGTATGGTACAACTCCCAACATAGCTCCTAAAGCTCCAAAAGTAACCCCAATTACTGATATTAACATCAACGTATTATTTGATATCATAATAAAACCTCTCCTTAATTTTTATTTTTTATAAATAAATAGTGCCATTTCTGACACTTTAGATTAACTTAAATGTAGTATTTTTGACCATGTAGCTTTTCCAATAATTCCGTCCGCAACAAGCCCATGAGCTTTCTGATAAATAATTGCTGCTTGTCTTGTAGCCTCTCCAAATATTCCGTCTATACTTAGTCCTGCACCGCATAGGCTATTCAGAACATATTGAATCCATTTAACTACATTTCCAGTACTGCCCACTTGAAGTAAAGGTGATTTTCCTAAGGTTTCCGGTCCTGGTATATCATCCGGATTTGCATTAATAAGACTTTGTAATTGTTTGATGCTGCCATTTGGAGTAAAACCACTTGCTGAATTTCCGCTTGATACTGGTGTGTAAGTACCGCCCATTGCTGATATAACACCTCTAGCAATTGCATCTCCTAAAGCTTCTGGATTATATTTATTGCAATCTGCTTGAGTATCACAAAAGAATGGTTCAATCAATATTGCTGGCATATCAGTGTGATCTGTTACCCATAACCTAGGTGTTTTAATTCCTCTATTTTCAAATCCTAATGCACATATTTGACTTAATACAGATTCTGCAACTCTAGCACTTGTACTTGATGCATTTGGTGCAATTTCTATTTCTGACCCTCTGCCACAACCAGCATTTACATGAAAACATAAATGCAAGCTTGAACCACTTGCATTTGCTTGATTCGTTCTATATGTTAAAGATTCTTGTAAACTCATTCTGCCCTGTGTCGGAGTACAATTTACACAGTTGTGCCCTGCTCTTTGAAGTGCTGCTATTGCTATAGGCGCATATGTCCTTATTTCCTTTTCCTCGTTTAAATATCCCTCTGCTCCTCTATCCTGTCCAGTTCCATGTCCAAAATCATAACTTATTGTCATTTTTATCTATCCTCTCTTTTATTTGTTTTTTAATTGTTCTAAAGCATCTACCAGCTTTTTAGGCACTGGTATACCTATTTTCACTACATTTTCTAGAAGACTAATAGCTTCATTACCTATATAAAAATAGCACACGAGCGTTCTAAACACCCATGTGCCATTTTTAAGAAGCCTGTCTAATAAGACGGCTACAATAACGACTATTATTATTGTAGTTTTCCTAAGTATGCCTTTAAATCCTTTATTACTATTTAGGTTCTTTTGTATCCATCCGCCTATAACTCCAGTTGCATAATCTAAAGCCATAAAGGCAACTAAAACTATTAAGCATGTATCCCACCCACCCAATAAATAAGTAAATAACCCGCCTAGTACAGCAACTAAAGTATTAAAAACATTTCTATTCATTTTACGCCTCCTATTTAATTATTAGTTCATATTTAATAAAAAATTCTGCATCTGTATGTTCCCGGAAAATTTGGGATTGGAATTCTATATTTTCCATTAACGATGGCACTTGAGAAATAGCTTCCAGCGGATATAATTTGGCATGCTACACTCAGCGAAGATGCCTGATATATAATATCATCGCTGTAAATCGCCGGGTCAATAAAATTATATGTTGGATTAAAAACTAAAATAAGTTTTGGAGTTTGTAGCACAGGAACATCAACATAATGCTGTGATGATATTGATCCTTTAGAATCAGTAAAGTTATACGCATCACTTGATAATGATAAGTCAAGCGTTTGTAAGCTAACCATAGTACCTATAATCTTTGCACCATTTACATATGCACTTTGACTATTTAATATTTGATTTGCTGTAGCTGTAGCATCTGATGTATCTACAACTGAACTTTTGCCACTTACTCCAAATATGTTTGCACCTGATTTAATATTTGCGCTTATTAAATCAGCATCACCAGCTACAGTAATTGGGCCATCATAAATTCCTGCTGACTTTATAATATTACTCGTTGTTGGTGTTATTGTTTGTGCTGCTGTTGCTTGAACTGCAAGTGTGCCAGCAACCTTAGAGCCATTTACGTAAGCTGTTTGACCGCTTCGTATTTGTACTGCTGATGCTGTGGCATCTGCTGTATCAACTACGCTGCTTTTGCCAGCTACTCCAAAAATACTTAATCCAGATTTTATGTTTGCAGAAGCTAAATTACTATCTCCTTTTACATAGCCACTTCCATTGTGATATCCATTTGCTATTGTTTGATTACTTGTTCCAGGAGTAATTATAACTGCTCCTCTATTTGCCATAATTCCAGATATATTGCCTCCACTATCGTTTGTAAAAGTATATCCTGTTAAAACTTTATCGGCAGTTACAGTTCCACCACCTCCTTTACCCTGTAATATAAAAGAATCACTAGAACTTTCATAAACTAAATTAGCTGGTAAATTTGCTCTAACATTTGTAACTGCATTTCCAAAATAATCTTTAACTGACTTCGCACCTAAAGAATTTACATTAAGAGTTATAGCACCTGTTGAAGCTACATTAAATTTTGCTCTTATTTGTAATCCATCAGTTAGACTTGATACATTATTAAGAGTTATTGAATATGCGTTTCCGCTATTTGTTGTAACTGCGTAATTATCAATTGCTCTTTTCTTTAATTCTGCATCAATTATATCCATATTTCCATTTAATACAGATATATCAACTACATCAGTTCCATCTGGCTTTTTTAAAGCATAATTAGTTGTTTGTTGCATAAATATCACCTTCCTTAATTATCACTAAATACTTTTAATTCATTCCATGTATTCGTTTTTACACCATCCCATGTTTCCGATTTATTTTTTATAAAATCCCAAACTGTATAGGTGTATTTAAAATCGTACCCAAGATGAGCGGGCTTTATTGTTTCTAACATTTCTTTAAAAGCTTCTAAGTTTTTTGGTATCCCTAAAACTCCAACAAATTGTACTGTGAAACTGTAGTTTTCTGGATGTTCTATTATATTTACCTCTCCACCAGAAAAAGCTTCTGCGGCATTTTTTATCATTTGCTTCGTTGTTGTCCCATAGCTCCATAGTTTTGCTTTTATAACCTCTCTGCGTTCCTCATAGCTCTCATTTATATCTGTAGGAATATTAAGTTCATTCTCCCATAAATTAAGTCCCCATGTTGCAGTAGAAGGATTTAATTGATTTATAAGATCTTGGATATTACCACCTAAACTATCTAAGTCTATGCCTGTAGCTTTAAAAATTTCATTTAACCATTTATCTTGCCTGTATACTTTGTGAACATTTCCAATTAAATTACTTTTATAATTTGAGGGTATAATTACATCTTGTGTGTTATTTACTCCATATTGATTTGTTCCATAGTTTTCAGTACCATACATCCATCACACCCCCTTGAGGTCATTCCAAGAACACTGTTTCGAAGATGTTAGAATTCTTATCCAATTCCCCCATGTCCCCGCTCTTTTTTCTCTTATCCAAGCAGAACCACTTGTTTGATTTACCATTGAAAAAGCTATTTGTGTAACATAGTTAGTGTCAGCTGAGGCTATTACTAATAATTTATGCCAATTAGAGCCGATATCTGGAACATAATTTGTCGGTGTTCGGCAATCATACCATCCATTACTTATAACATTGTTTAAATCTGGTGAATTTAATCTTGCTGAAATTCCACCAAGTCCATATCCTGAAGGAGCAAAATCTGATGCATTTTTTCCATCTACTGTATTACTATCTTCTGCTTTATCTACAATTCCGTTGTTATTAGTATCATAAACTGATTTAAGCATATCTCCGTAGCCTGCTTGTGATATTTCACTTTTGGTTGCATACTTAGTATCACACTCTGTTTCAGTGTAATACCTGTCATCATGTGTATGGGATTTTGGTGCCTGAGCATTTACACCATTTGAATCAAGAGTTGCAACTCCTCCGGCAATGCCCATTTCTGACCTTTTTACTTGTACATCATTTGTTACATTTCCAAGTCCTACATCACTTTTTGTTGTTCCATGTGGATTGGTGCCACTACCTGGATGAGTATAAACTGTAGTTTCTTTCCCATCTATTTGTATATTTCCATTTGTGGTGGATAAATTTATTTTGTTCGCTCCTGTACTTATACTGTCTAATTTTGTTTTATAAATATTATCAAAATCATTTGTAGATAATCCTTTTCCAGTTATTTTATCTACTTTATTGCTAACTGTATTCCAAGTATCTATTAATGTTTGTGTTATAGTTTCTAATAAACTCAAATTTCCATGAGTATGTTTTTTGCTATTTGCATCATTCCAGTTTGATTTTTCAGTATCAGTTGCCCACCTATGGGTTGAATCTTCCGTAATCATTGTTGCCGGATGTGAAACTGGATGCACATAATTATTTGCATTATTCTGTATACCAGCCAACTTATTTTTTCTGTGGTAGTGTAGTCCTCCGTTGAAAGTTGCTTTCCTTCTATCTTGTCAACTTTTTTTTGAAAGTTCAGTTGTAATTGTTACTGCAAAATTAGGATCATCATTCAAAGCATCGGCAATTTCTTTTAAAGTATCCAATGCCGAAGGCGCTGCATTTACAACCATTTGTATTCTTTGGTCTGTTTCTGATTTAGTATAAGTATCTGCTTTATCTGACTTCTTAAGAAGTTCAGTGTCAACATAAGTCTTTTCTGATTTATTATCTTCTACCGTTTTAATCCTAGTTTCATCATTTAATACTCTTGTATTATTAGAATCCTTATACCTATCAACTTCATTTTCTATATTGGTTATACTGCATTGAACTTTGTTTATATCATCAGCCTCTACGGTATCTCCTGTAGTTTCGTAACTGATATATAAGGGTGTAACACTTGAATATATTTTTATTATTTTTTTCCATGGAGTTGTAGAAGGTGTTGAAAGTGTATAAGTGTCTACTTTATTTCCTGTAAGTTTTTCCCCTGTATAAACATTAAGTGAAGATACAGAAATATTGTCATGCTGTAATTCACTCTCATATGATCCATTAACTAAATCTACTTTTTCCTCAATTACATAAATATTACCTTCGATTTTGTTTAACTTATCATTAAATTTATCTATATCATCTGGATATGCCATTAATTACACCCCCAAACTTACAGTACCTACTACTGGTATTTCTTCACTTTGTAATGTCACATTGACAGCAACAGCATTCAAAGTCAGATTGTTATAATCTAATGCTCCAAGAGTGTTTAAAAGTAAATCGCCTATCTTGGCATAAGAAACATAAGTGTAAGTATCGCTAAATGCTATGCTTTTTAAATACTCATTTACAGCAGTATTAAAACTGTCTTGCACTTGCTGTAGAGTATATGAATTAGATAAAACAATTTTAGCTGTTATATCTATATTTTTTTCAACTGCGCTTGTAACAGTTACGGTTGCCCCTATAGGTCTATTTTCTTCAATATGCTCTTTTACTGCATTTACTAAGTCTGTACTTGCTGCTCTTTTATTACTATCAATTATTACTACTTTTACAGTTCCGTTGCCTGCCCATAACGGAAATGGTTTTGCGTCTCCAACCCCCGTAACTTCTTTTGCCCACATAGCGTAATGATATTTATTACCACTTGTTGCTGGCGTTTGTAGGCTCTCATAGAACCTCTTTTTAAGGTCGTCGTCACTTTCTTCATTGTAACCGCCATATGTTCCAGAATTATTATTGCACGCTGTAATACCTATCAGTGTAACTGGCATTTGTGTAATTGAATTAGCTCCTACATTACCACTATCACCAGCAACTACAGCAACAACATTTATATCCGCTGTATCAGTTACATTTGCATCTTCCATAGCAGAAAACTGTATATTGTTAGGTGTAGAAAATATATCTCCTGCTTTTATATTTCCATTACCCTTTACAGTAACAACGCCCTTTGCGAATGTGGCTAATTTTCTGTCAATGCCTCGCCATTCTTTTACCCTTTGAGTGAGTTCATCATCACTTAAATTACTTACATAAATCTTTACTATAACATTATCTAAGGCTTTATAAAGAATACTTTCCTCGATAGCAAAAGAACGTGTAAAATCATACGTAGGATAACCAACTGACTTCTCATAAGTATCATCAATATTATCAAGCATATTAGAATGAATATTATCTACTGTTTTATCTTCATACACCTATACCATCTCCTCTACATCTAAAGTGGAGTTATCCGTAAGCTTTATATTTGCCTTTATAAATAATTTGTCCTTTTCTTCTATAAGTTCTATATTGTCTACACTCTTTATTTCTGTATTTTTCAGCAACCCTTTTTGGATTTCTGTCACTATAACTTGTCTATAAAATATATTAAGTTTATGTCCTATAATCTTTTCTAAATTAACACCAAACCCAGTGCTTTTATATACCTCATATTTATCTACGCAAGTCCTAACGCATAATGAAATCCATTGCCTTATAGTTTCTTCCCTCGGTGTGTTAATTAATTTACCATCACTTAAAATAAATTGCCCTGTGTCAAAATCAAACTTAAAACTACGACCTAGTTCTTTTTTAATTGTCTCTGTATTTGCATTAATGTTTAAAATCTGATTTTGTAAATCTTCATTCATTTCAGGGAACATGTTAAAACCTCCCTTACAAAAGTTTGTCTATAATAAAAAAAGTTCTGGTTATCTTCACTAGAAATAACTAGAACTTTATCATTTATATATAATTCTTTTAATGAAGCGCATATATGAATATGCCCTTCATCTAAAAGAATATTATCATCAAGTATTCCTATTTTAATTGGATTTATATTTAAAACTTTTCCTACTACTGCACCTATATAATCTATATTATCTCTAGCTTTAAGTACTTTTGCTAAATATACATCCCATCTTTCCATATAAACACCTCTAAAAATCTAATGTTAAATCCACTGTATGTCCTTTAGAATTTACTTTATGCGCTGCGCTTTTAATACGTATCCAATCATTTATCCCAAAACTAGATAATACAATATTAATCATTCTATTTGCTTTTATATCATCTGCACCCTCAACATTATCAATTATCTTAGTAGATAAATTTAAAGTCTTAGATATCTTATTATTTTTTAATATGAAATTTCTAGCAATTTGATAAGCTTGACTCTGATTTTTACTATCTATAGTTTGTATTTCCTGTAATAAACCATATCTAGCAATAGAATCATCATTTTTACTTATAGCATAGATTGCATTATCATTCTCATCATTCGATTGAATAATACATTTATTTTTCATATCTTCTATAGAACTATCAACACTTATATCACTACCAAATAAAAGCTTTGGTGCAATCTTCATATCTGATAGTTTAGAAATAGTAAGAGTGTATTCAATCATTTCTTTTATATATTCAATTCCTGTTTCATCTGTAGCTTGTTTTAAAATATCATCTATAATGCTAGAAACTTCTTGTGCTTTATATATTTTATTTATGTTGGTAGCTATAGGGCAAACATTTTTTCTTAAATTAAATTGTTGCATAAGCTGATTTATAGCAGTTGAAGCAGAAACATTATTGAATTGAATAGTGGTTTTATTTTTATTTGTATACCATCCATAATCTATACCTGTATAACTATTAACAAATTTCTTTTGTGTCTTTTTAATTATTGTTCCGCCTATAATTAGCCTTGTATCATTCTTCCATGCAAATTTAGTTCCTTCTTCCATATTTAAAAGACTGTCAAAAGTAAATTCTGTTGCAAGAGTGTCAGCATCACTAGACCACGCAAAATTATTACATTTAGATATCACATTTACCCATTCAGTACCATATATCACATATAATCCATACATTTATGATACCTCTCTATATTGCTTAAAATCTATAGAATATTGAACATCTTGCATTTTATCTATATACCATTTAAAACTTTCTACAGTAAAATAATCATCTACTATGGCGTAACCATCTGAACCACCAAAGACATAGCGAATAGGTTTTTTATTTCTCTGTGCATTGCTAAAAAACTTTATATATGTGGCTGGAGCTTCTTTTTCTTTTTGAAAAGGATAATTCTTTCCTACTGCTGGGAAAAAGCTTTCTAATGTAAAAGTAACAAGTTCAACATTCCCCAAAAGAGGGTAATATCCATCATTATAAGTTTCAAAGGTATCATTATTTGATGCCCTTGTAAGTTCTGGCATTTTTTCTGGTAATACTGGTATTCTTAAGATATCCCCTAATTGTCCATCATCTGTATAATTAGCTACATATATATCATATTTAATTCTAACCACCTCCAAATATAAGAGTGGTTAGATCCACTCTTATACATTTAACAAAGCTAACTTAACCTTATTTGCTATTTTATTTCCTAGATCATCTGCATATTCTTCATTGCCTATTACATTGCCTTGTATAATTACATTTATTTCTATTGGTTGTTTATTATCATTTACCATTTTTTCGCTTAAGTCATGCGGGTAAATTTTAGTCCCATTTGGAAGTTGCTTTATTTCTCCACCTTTTTCATCAGTAATGGCAAATTTATCTGTAAAGTATTGAGTTCCTTTAGCGTATTTTGAAACTCTGCCCCCACCCTTTACAGTTGCAGTTGAATTTTTGCTACCTGATGTACCGTTATTTAATCCTACTTGTCCTATGTGATTTAATTTTCCAAAACCCAAACGAGTACCATCCGGCAAGTCTATGCCATCAAGAAAGTTTACTGCATCAATAAGCTTATTTATTAATCCTATACAATAGTTTACAGCACCATAAAAAATGTTTTTGATACCTTCCCATATGGATGAAAACCTTGCTTCAACCGTATCCCAATTGTTGTATAAATAAACTCCTGCTGCAACTAAAGTACCAATCAGTGCTACTGCCGCCGCTACAACCCAAGTCCATGGATTAGCTTCTACAACTAAATTATAAGCAGCTGTTAGTCCTGTTGAAATAACAATACCTGCATCATATATCTTAAGCGCTAAAGTCATTAATCCAATTGATGTTGCCACTCCTGCAAATATCGGTTCTAATGTTCCCCAGTTTTTATTTATAAAATTAAATGTATCTGTTGATATATTTAAAACACCTTTTACTGCGTCTGTTACAACATCAAAGCCCTTTTGAACTCCTGGCAAAATATTAGTCTTAAGAGTTGCTATATCTTTACTTCCAGTCATAGTTTTAAATAAGTCTAATACAGAATTAATAAAATCTTGTACTGGCTTTTTTAAAGATACAACATCATTTCCAACTGTACTTACCATATTAGTTATAGAATTATCTATCTCATGCGGAATTTTGTCCCATAGGAAATTATGCAAATATCCTGCAATTATTTGTATTCCCTGCTCTGCTGTATCTGCTTTAAACGCCTTTCCTAATACGTCTCCTACTTTAGGAAGAACGTCTAAAAATCCGTTAAAAGCTTGCAACCCTTTATTAAGATAGGGCAATAAATAGCTTGCTATTGTAGCTCCTGTCTGTTGTAAGTTAGTTTTTGCAATTCTAAGTTGATTCGCAAATGTATTTGAAGTCTTTGCAAAATCGCCTTGCATATCCTTACTTACTTTCATCAAGTAATTGTACCGGACTTGTGTTTGTTCAGCTTGTGACATCTGTGTCCAAGATTTATGAATGCCTTGGCTAAGTGCATATGCTGATAAATTAGCAACATCCATATTTATACCTAAACTTTTAAGTGGCATCGTTTCTCCAGATATACCACTTCTTATCTTTTCAAAAGCATCTTCTATAGGTAAATTATAAAAACTGGCAAAATCGCCAGCCAAACCAGTTAAGTTCTGTGACATGTTTATAAGACTATCACCAGTTATGCCACTTGATTTCATCATTGCACCAAGAGTACCAGTAAATTGTTTTGCTTGAAGTTGTGATAATCCAAAAGCCTTTAATGCTGTATTACTCCATGTATTTATTTGACTTGCACCTTTTCCAAATGTAGTATCAACCACGTTTTGAACTTCAACTAAAGAAGATGCTAAATCTATACTTTGCTTTACCGCTTCACCTATAGCGAATCCTGCAGCAGCTCTAGCAATAGTACTTTTTATTTTTCCAACTGCTTCTGTTGCCTTTGACATTTCTTTTATATTTGATTGAGTTTTCTTTACTTCACTTTGGAATGTCCTCGAACTCTCTGTTGCTTTCTTCAAGGTTGGTGTCCAATTATCCCTAAGATTTAATATTGTTGCTATTACTCTTGACACTTGAACACCCCCTACTTTTTTACCGCCTAAAGCTTCAAAAATAGCCTTATATTTTTCTTCTTCTTCTTGCACATACTTTTCTTTTGCATAAGAATAAAAGATACGCTCTACATAACTTGCATTGAGCATATCTTTTAATTTTTGTCCATGATTCACATGGAAGGTAACTACTTCACTTAAATAGTTATCTTCCTCTATGAGTTTTTTACATCTACCTTTCCTCCACCGAACTCAATTAGTTCATTTCCAATTGACATTACCTCTCCAACTTCCAATAATGCCTCTACTATTTCATTAAATTTCACACCATACGCACTTTGAAGCTCTTTGCTTTTAAGCATCTCACAATTATCATAAATTATTTTCTTATACCCTTCATATACACTGCTTACTTTTGTTTCATCGTCAATTGCATCCATGCAGTCCAATATATCCTCTCTAGTTGGCTTGCTAAATGTAAGGTCACCTCCCAAAGATTTTATATAAATATTTTTAAATGCTTTTTTAGAATCTTCCTTTTCCGTTTTTTTAGCAATTATATCCTCCAATGTTAATACCTTTGTCTTTTCTTTGCTTATATTTTTTTTCATCTCAAATTCCTCCTAATTTTATGCACTTATTGTTTCGAGGATATCCCAATCCCCGAATTTAAATGGCATTTCTTGTGTTATTGTTTTTTTAGCTTCTATTGTGTGTCCTAACTCTGTGAATAAAACTTCTTTTAATTCCCACCTTTCAGACTGGTTGGTTTGTTTATCTGTCACTTTGGTAAGTATCGTTATGTCTGGGAACACACCGCTTTTAAAGGCATCACTTATCATTTTTACTCCTCTACTATAAGTTTTATTAAGTGTTATTGTCCCCTCTGAAGAACATCCCGTATAACGAGAATGTTCCTTTGGGTCTCCGACAAAATTAACGCTATCAAAGTTTCCCGTTATTTTAAACTCAATTTTTTGAATTTCAGCCCAAAGCTCTCCATTTACCCATACCTTTCCATCTGAACCGCTTAAAACTCTGTTTGAATTTACATCCATTAGCGCAACCTTCCTTTCTTTGAAAATAAAAAAGAGTAGAAATAACTACTCTAATATTGTTGTAAAGTCCATATCTTCCATTGCATCAAGCACTTTTACATTTGCTTTTATAAATACGTTACTTTTAAATGTATTCTTTCTAACCTCCGCATCTTTCCACGTAGCAGCCTCACTATCCCCAGCCTTTATCCATGCTTGTCTTTGTGCCTCAATATCTATATCACACGTGTTGGTATAGTCTGCATCCAAAATATCATTTTGTGCAAGTGTTTTATAATAATCATTTATACCACTAATAAAAATAACTTGATTATCTGAGCTATTTTTATATTTACCCACATAATTACTCTTAAATGTCGTGGTAATATCCTCTTGCATGATATTTATAGCTTCTACTACTGCAATTTTCTTCATATCTTCTGTATCATCATCAGTTATTGTAGTAAGAGAAGTTACTCCTCTGCCTATTCTGATAACACCATCATCATTTATAAGGACTAAATTTCCATCATCAATTGAAGTATTAATATTGGTTGGTTCAACTATACTCGATAAATCATCAAGCACATAATAGGTACTTGACATACTTAAACTCAATCCCGCTAATATTCCGAGTAGTCTTGATATATACTTTTCTCCTGTAACTTGACCTCTAGTATTGTCTTTAAAGGTTACCTTTTCGTTTTCAAGCACAACTATTTGCTTACAATCTGGAGGTGTTGTAGGTTTAAAAACAACTGCTTTATAGGTCTTTTTCAATGCTTCTTGGTCTTTCACAAAAGTACATACAGCGTCTTGGTCTGCTTGTACACCTTCTGCACACCCTAGCCAATTTATTTTCATGCTCTTAATTATAGTAAATGCATCTTGAATATTGCCATCCGTTGCATTTATTCTTATGGCTATTACTTTTCCGGGCGAACCTTTAAGGCAATCTTTTATATATTGTAAATTACTAGCCGTATATAATTTTTCATCAGTACTTAAATCATCTAAATTTTTATATTCCTTAGTTGTAAATGTCTTATCAGTATCATCCTTTATTATTAAAGCTACAATACCTCTTTGACTTTTTTGCTCTGCATCATTTGCTAACCTTTTAAAGGTTATGTTTATAACAGGAAGTCCCATACTATCACCCTTTCTAATTAATTTGTAAATTGTCCATATATGGAATGCTTTCATCTTGTGGTATTTCTTCTATAGTATATAAATCAAATGTAGCAGTAAGAAATCCATTTTGCTTGTCTATGTCAAATTCAATTCCATCGTCAATGTTGATAATAAAATTGTCATTAATCTTTAAACCTTCCAAAAATGTTCCTTCAAGTAAATCCTGTATTTCCATTAGTTCTAATTTATATTTGTTTGGATTTAAAGCAAAATAATAAAGTTTAGTTGTTAATTTCCTCTCCTTATTACTTGCATTAAATTTACCTGTCTTGTTTTTAAAAAATTCAACATAAAAGCAAGGTCTAATTATTTCTTCTTTAATATCTGTAGAACTAAATCCCACAGCATTATAAGCTGTATTAATCAAACCTTGCTTAACCTGTTTTACTATAGACTTGTTAATGTCCTCTAAGGCGACCACTCTATCACCCCTTATTCAAATTTAAAATTTCTTTGCTAGATCATCTGCGAATTTCTCACAATCTTCACCATATTTACTTTCAAACTGGCTTTCTGCGGCTTCCATGAAATGATATCCTGGAATAAATTTTTCTTCTCCTTTTTGTCCTTTGTGCGGCTTATGTATCCAGCCATTATTTATAAGATGTGCATGTGGTGCACTATTATAAGCACGAGCTGACCATACACCGTTAAATTTATAAGCCTTTCCAGCACTAAATTTATTAATTATCTTGCTGCTATCCTTTACTATCTTTCTACTTGAAGCTTCCAAGCCTATTCCCATAGAGCGATATACTTTTTTATTTGTACTATTTAGCTGTCTTGCTTCTTTCCTTATGAAATTCTTACTTTCTTTAGGCATAAATACATTAGCATTATCAAGTATCTTATCCACATAATCATCAAACTGGCTCATGTCAAATCCATCACTCATATAATCACTCCATTTTTGCTTTACACATTATTTCCCATTCATCATTAGTTTTAAAATTAGGTTGAAAATATTTAAAATCATATCTTATTCCCTGATATATAATAAACATGCTGCGTTTTGGAACTATACTTTTCTTTCTACATTTAATTTTATGTGTAGTTTCTGCTGGTGTTGTTCCTGCTTCTGTTGTACTGATTGACCCTATTAAACTTTGAGGAATTATATTGCACCAAAAAGGTTCTTTTATTTTTTCTTCTTTCGTATCATCTTCTTCCAATTTGTTTTTGCATGGTACATTGTCCCATAATTCAGCACGATTATGATATTCTCCAATCGCCATATTTATACACCTTCTGTACTTTCTTCATTTCCTAGAGCATCAAATATAGTGTTAATTATCATATCTCTTTTAATTTGTATTGTAATATTCGGACTTCTATTATTATAAAAATCCGATGTTAATTTTTGTAATGCAAGTTCACTTAATTTAACTAGTTTGGGTTTAGCTTTGTAAGCTTCTCCGCAACATACATCAATATATGATTGTGCTGAATCCATATAAAATTGTAAGTCAGTATCATCATCATTATAATCTATTGTTAATTTGCTTTTTAGTTCTTCTAATGTCATTAAGGCACCTCATTTCATAATAAGATAAGTTGCAACCCCTATCTTATTTATTAAGCTCCTGCTTTAACTTGTAATACTACTATCTTTTGTTCATCTTGTATATCGGAATCCATTTCAACATAAGCACATACACCTACAGCATATTGCGTTGCATATTTTTCATTTAATATAGTTGTTTCCATACTATTAGAAACTTTTACAGCTAATCCAGACATATCACCAAATGCAATAGCTTTGTTTCCTGCTGCTGCTATTGGCATATTTTCACTTATATAAACTGGATGCCCCAAAAGATTATAGCGTGAACCAGTTGTAAAGTCTTTCTGTAATAAATAATTGCCTTGTCCATCTTTAAGTTTCTTTAAAGATGTCCTAGTTTTTTTGTTCATGATAAATACCGCATTGGTTAAATAAACATCTGGAATTTCTGCTTCAACATCAATTATATCGTCAGCACTTATTGAAGCTCCGCTTGTAGTAAGTACATTTTTAGCACTTAATACACCAGTCATTTTGCCAGCAGTTCCATTGATTAATTCTTTTTCGATAAATCTTGACATAGATTTAGCAACTTCATTAATTACAAAATTTGTTACATCAAAATCATTTCTATTGATAAGGGATTTAGATATCTTAGCAAGTACCCCAATTATAAAATCATCTAAATCTATAGTTGCAAATTTTCCAGTACCTTCTACTAATTCTGTGAATTCATCCATATAACTACATGTTATAGAAGATTCATCTTCATTATATTTTGGTAAAACTAGTTTTCCAGAAACATTATATACTGTTGCAAGTGAATAAATTGGAGATATTTCATGCACTTTTGTAATTATTTGATTTGCTATAGAAGTCGGTATAATTCCACCATTATCTCCAGCACTTAAAGCTCTTTTTTCGCCTCTTACAAAACTTGCAAAATCTCTCGCTTCTTCTTTAGTTATAGTTTTATTATCTGTTTCCACTTTAGTGTCTTTTTTTCTGTCCTCTGCATCCTCTTTTTCCTTTTTCTCTTTTTCTGCTTGCGCTTCTAAATCTCTTTTCTCTTCTGCCTCTACTTCCTCTGTTATTTTAAGTTGTTTATCAAGATTCCTTTTTTCTTCCATTACTTTTTCAGCTTCATCAAGCTTATTTTCATCTATTAATTTTCTAGCTTCTGTAATCTTTTCCCCTATTTTCATTCTTATCTCTATACTTTTCATATAAATACCTTCCTTTTTCTCTTGAATTTATTTTTGCATAAAAAAAGAACTATTATAATTCTAGTTCCATTAGCAATCTACGTTTTCTTATTTCATCATCATGTTTCTTTTTTTCTTCTGCTTTATGCTCATTAAAGCTTCTTGTATTAGCTTCGCTGTCTGTATATGCTGGTATAGGTGTTATTGTTACTTCTATAAGTGTCACATCTAATAATGTTCTTAAGTCGCTGCCATCATCTTGTATCGACCAGCTATCGTTATTAGTTATAAAGCTAAATGAGCAGCCTTCTACTTCACCAGATTTTACAAGCTGGTACACATCATTTGAATAGCTAATATTAGAATTTAATGTTAGTGTGAATTTAAGCCCTATATTGTCAATTTCTAGTTGCAAAGAACTAGTTTTAGTACTACCTAATACCTTGTCAAAATCATGGTTGTATAACCCCCAAATATTATGTTTATCAGCTAACGTTTTATCAAATGCGTGAGGGTCTACAGTTTCATAGAATCCCATGAATTGACTTATTGTATTGAATTTAGTTATATAGCCGCTTATAACCATACCATTGTCCTGCGTTACTTCTCTTGTCTCTATGCTATTAACATACATCTTTCTATATTCTGTTTTATTGTTCACTATTATCACCCCCATTCTTATTATTGTTATTTTGCCATGAAGCTTTTCCAGCTTTTAAGTCGCTTAATAAAACCTGTCCACTTGGAAGTGTTACTGTCTCATTTTCAAAATCTAATGGTACACCTAATTTTCTTCTAGCAAATTCTAATGAATATACTCCATTCTTAACATAATTAGTAATAACTTCTGCTTGTGTTTTGTTATCCATTCTTAATAATGTTTGCTCGTCAGAACTAAAATAATAACCGTTTTGATAATCCTGTGGCTTTAAAAGTTTATAATTAAATTCTGCTTCATTTCCTTCGAATAGAATTAATAAAACGTCATTCAAATAACTTAAATTACTTTGTTCCATACTATTATTATTTACACCATCCCAAATACCTATTTGCCAAGGCTGTAGACCAAAACTTGTACAAATATCAACTTGAGACATTTTCTTTAATTCTGCAAATTGTGAATCTGCGAGATTTAAGTTTAGTGGACTAATATTAAATCCTGCTGGGACAGTAAATATTCTTTTATCATTCGAATAAATTCTTGCAAATTTAGCCTGTATTTTCTTTAGCTCGCCTTCTTCTTTTATATCACTCGTAAGCTGAACTACTGCCTTATTGGTTAATCCATTGCTGAATAAATCTTTCTGGTATGCCTGTGCTGTTTGATTTGTTGTAATAGTATCGCTTAAATTAGCCTTTACACTCGTACTACGCAAGCCGTCAAAGCTTAATCCCTTAAAATGTAAAATTTCACTATACAGACAATTGTACTCCATTCCATCAATTCCACAGCGGTAATAAACCAGTACAGGATTTTCCATTTTACTTTTAGCAATCCCAGCATTGTCTATAATAAAACGTGTTATTTCTATAGGATATAAAGCTATTGGATTACCATAAGCATCACGTTGAATTAATGCTCCGCTTTCCCCTTTATGTTGTCTTACCGCCTCCATACATTTTAAAAAATCTATCTGGCTCATATATGGGTTTGGTCTATCTATTAACTTTGCTAATGGATTGTTTTTTACAACAATCTCGCCCTTATCTGTAGTTTGCTTGAGCTGTAAAGGAACTTTGCTTACATCACTGCTTATTCTATTTATGCATTTGTAGTAAGTGCTTTCTTTTAGTTCAATATCTGTTAAAGGTGCATTACTATAAGAACTATTCCAATCTAAATTAACGAAATCATTCCATGGCATTGTTGTTTGGGTGCTTCTTTTTTCTTTATTTTTTATTTTGTCCCAAAACATTTAACTTTCTCACCACCTTTCAAGCAACAACAATTATTATTCTTTGCTTACAAAATACGATACTATTATTAATTCAATCGCTACTACATAAAATCCAGCGTGAATATTTATATCTAATGTATTTTTCCCCACAATAAAAAAAGCTAATAAAATCAACATATCAGCTATCTTATTAGACATACTTTTTAAATTTTCAATTTTGTTTTTCATATTTAACAGTATTTTTCTTGCTTCTAGTTTAATTTTCATATTTTCACCTACCAATCCATAGCCTCTAATGCCTTTAAAGGGTCATAAGCACTTGTAAAATCATAGTACATAGCCAGTTTATAAGCACATAATGTTGCATCTACAGGGTCAATTCTCTGTATTGTATGGTCTTTATCTATCTTAATAAGCCCGTTATTTTTAACTATTACAGCATTTCCCATAGCAAAATTAAGCAATGGATTGCTTGTATATAATACATTTTTGCTATAAACTTGCTCTCTAAATCCACTGGTACTTTCATTCAATGATTTACATGATTGAAATACTTCTACAACTTTACTTTCTCCAAGTTCTTCCTGCATTTCAATTATAAATAAGCTTGCATTTGCAGGATCAACACAAACAGTATGTATATTCCAATCATTTTCCTTACAAACATTAAAAATATATTGTTCAACATACTTTTGGTCAACTATATCTGTATTTGTAACAGTTAGGAACCCCAAGCGCTCCCATGCATCATATGGAACCTTATCTTTTTTAGTCCTTTCAACTAACTTTTCTCTATTTGGTATGAAAGAATGAGAAAACAATATATATTTTTTAACCTCTCCGTCTAAAATTGGTATTATAAAAGCAACACTTGTTAAATCTATCTTTGCTGACATATCTACGCCAACAAACACATCTTTTCCTTTTAAATCATATGGAATAATGCTTGACCATTCTTTTATGCTTGTTAATGTAGCTTCGCCTTTCTTATTTATTTCGCAAAGCTTCCATTTTTTCATGTCCATATAACCATTTTTTTTAGCTTGTACCCAAACATTAAGACATTTAGTTAAAAAATCATTCATTTTTTCTGGTATTTCTTTAGCAACTCTAAAAGCTTCTTTGATTTTGTTTTGACCATCTTTATAAGTCATTCTTATAGGGTTTGCTTTATACCAGTTCTTTATATCCTCTTCTTTGTCTCCTTCGTCTAGCTCTAAAATATCAGTATAATAAGTGTCATTCACAACTGAATCCATATCCGGATTTAAAATTTGGCTACAATATTTATACTCTTGTGTGTAACATGGAGCGTTTAGGTCTTTTCCTGCTGTTGTTATTATCATTAATAAAGGCTCTTTAGTGTTTTGTCCATAAACTGCCATAGTATAAAATTCATCAGTCTTATGTTGGTGATATTCGTCAATTATCATAAGAGCTATATTTCCACCATCATTGCTTTGACCGTCTTCTTTACTTAATGGAGTCATAGTGCTACCTGTCTTGATATGTATTATGGAATCCCTAGTAACTCTGAATTTTAATGCTAATTGTGAACCTTTAAGCATTAATTTTGCTTCATCAAAAACAATTTTACTTTGTTTTCTTTTAACCCCAGCGCAATTAATTTCATAAACTTCACCATTTTTAGTACTACCACATGCTAACTCATAAAGAGCAATGCCGCTTTCAAGCTGTGATTTTGCGTTTTTCCTGGCAACCTCTACGAAACTTTTAGTAAAACGTCTTAATCCTGTATCTTTATTCCGCCATCCATATATTTGGCATACGAAAAACTTTTCCCATATATTTAATTCAATTGGTTTACCAGCTAAAACACCCTTGCTATGATGTAAATAGCCGAACCAATCAACTATTTTTTGTGCCTCTTCTTCATCCCAAACATAAGGAAAATCATTAGTTCCTATTCTTTCTAAGTCACTCAAGAATCTTTTACATGCCCATTTATGCTTTTTGCAACTAATATAATATTCAAATTCATTTATATATTTATCTTCAAGGCAATTATTTGCATATTCTATTAAATCAGCTAATATTGGTAAATTAGATATTTCCAAACTTATCACTTATTTCTTTTTGTTCTTCATTTACTTTTATTTGACCCATTTTTAAACGTGCATCTATTGTTAAGCCAAGAAGTGCGCTGTATTTCTTTATCTCTTCTGAATATTTAAGTTGTACTTTTATAAATGGATTTTCAACAATACAGACTGAATCATTTGTATTGGTATATTCTATCAAAGGATGCTTTTTCATTTCCTTTGTAGCTTCTCTATAATTAGAATAAGCATTACAGTAGCAACCAAGGTTATTTAAATCTAAATTGTTTATAGTGCCTATAATTTTAAAGTTTTTTATTAACCTTTTCCATTCTTTTTTTGCTATACTATCACGTAACCATGTTGGTGGCTTTTCAAGTTCATTATCTGGAGCTTTTATTGCTTTTTCTTCCATTCCTTTTTTTAATTTTTCTTGATTTGTCAAGTGTTTAGTTTGCAAATCCAATATTTTCCTTGGTCGTCCCATGTAATATCCTCCCTTCTTTTTTGATAAAAAATTTCTTCAATATATGCATAACTATTCATAAAAAAAATTTGTTTTGGGAATTTTACGTGAAGAAAACTGGGGATGCGGTCGCCCTCCCAGGGTGTAAAACTTTTCCAACCCCCGCCACCCCAAATTTTAAATATGTAAAAATTCATCATGAAATTTTTTTAAGCAAGAAATTAATAGCAATTCAGTTTCTTTCTTTATTTTTTTACTTGTATCATACTGCCTGTGCACATGCTTGTGGTTACTATCACTAAGGTATATAAGGTTATGCCTGTTCAGTCTCATTCCCCACGCATCACGTAAAGGTATAATGTGATGAACTGTAAAGCCTTCAATTATTCTTCCAGTTCTATAATACTCGTACAAATCCATATGAAGTAATTGTCTTATAACATCGTTCCTTATCCTTAACCAGCCCTGTGTCTTATAGAATTCTACTATGTCCTTATCTATATTTAACCTATGCTTATCATAAATTCTATAACCCTCATGTTTTTGCTTGACATGCATTGCTTCATGCTTGGAGCAATAGAATTTATCGTAATCTATAAGAACATTACAGCCTGTGTGTCTGCATAGTCTCTTCACTGCCTATCACTTCTATGATTATAAATGGTTATATCTTTTCCATTAGCTAAATCAATTCCTACCAAACAATTGCTTTTCATAAACTGATTGTATTGCATTTGTGAAGTTATAGCATTGTTTGAATCATAATTATTTATTAGCTCTGGTTTTACTCCAAGTGCTTCACATATTTGCCTTTCAATTTCCTTCACATGCTTATTCATGAATATTCACCGCCTCGATTTTAAGCAATAAAAAAGAGCGCCCATTTCTGAACGTTCTTTTAACTCTTGTCTCTTTTTCTAACTATACACATTTTATCACAAATTATACCCTCATTACTGCAAACTTTTTTAAATTGTTTTAAATTATATTCTTAGTCCCCTTTTTTCAGCAAATAATTTTCTTGCTTTTCTTAAGTAATAATATATAGAGCGTTCACTCGCTGGCACCTCTAATTCTGCTGTATGAACTCTGTTTTGGATTTCTCCCTTTTCTATTTCTTCTTCTGGTTCTTTAAAATATACAATCTTTATAGCTTGTACTATATCCCATCTGTGCATAGCTCCTAACTCTGCTAAAGTCATTTCGACTGCTTCTAAATCTCTTATTTCTGCAATTCTTTTATCAACTTCTTTTTCTGCTGCCATTATTGCTGCTTCAACTGGTTTACTTATATTAAAACTGCAATTCATTTCTTTCTTCTTATAGTTTTCTAATGTTTCATCATATATCATTTTTTTATATTGGTCTGCTGTCATTCTTACTGATGCATAGAAGCGAAAGGCTTCCGTTGCGTAGTCTCTTATATGGTCTTTCATTCAATCACCCTTTTATTCTACATATAGTTTTCCGCCCATACATGCTATAACAATATCTAACCTTGCATAGCCTTGTGGATGCCACTTTAATGTTTTGGTTAATATATCTACATCCTTAATGCTTATTTGGAGAAGCCTTGCTATAAGCATTTTGTGGTAATATTCTTCTGAAAATAATTCAAATAGCTGTTTCTGCATTTCTGATTTATATTGAATATCTATTTTTCTATTTTTATGTGGACTATTGTTCCCTCTGTGATGCTCCATGCATAAATATTTGTGATTTATTGGAGCATTTACCATGCCCAAGCTTTTCCTTCTGAAAACTATGTGGTGCTCCTCTCCTGGTTGTCCACATATTTCGCAATAATGTCTTTCACTCATTTATATTTGTCCTCTTTTCATGAATCTTTCTTTTAGCCTATTAGTTACATAATCCGCATCCCTTTGCCTCTTGCGCTCTTTCTGTATCTTGTTATATTTTATAACTGCTATAGTGTATATGGTCTTTTCTTCTGGAGTATCTACGTTATACGCTTTACCACCAATCGATTTAATCATTGTTAACCTCTCCTTTGTTTGGAGCTATGCCTTTATCAAGATTTTTAAATTCTTTATAAATATTAAGATTCCATTCATCGTAAAATGTTTTTAATGCTTGTACCAAATACCATTGCTTATGTTCGCTTTCAGAAGCAATTCCTTTTTCAAGTATTGAAAGTACCTTGTCAATTAACTTTCCCTCTTTATCCTCTTTCTTCTCTTTTTCTAACTTGTCACATCTATCTGCTTTCTCTTTTATTTTCTCAAATTCTTTATAATTAATTGTTACTGTCGCATTTTCCAGCATTGTTAGCCTCTCCTTATTATCTAAAATCAAACACAAAAAATTCTTTAAGCTTAATGTCTATATTGAGTTCTAAAACACATCCTATAGGCATTTTCTTTTGTAGTCTTTCAAATTCGTTTTCCTTACTCATTTTAGGTTCAAGCCATTCTTTATTTTTATCTATCCATTTTATAAATTTTTCACTCTGCTTATTATTTAAATGCGAACGCAAATAATCACTCGAAAATTCTATTTTTGCTTTTAGCTCTTTTGCTTTAAGAATATCATCTACAATTTTTTCAAATGGCTCTTTCCATTTGAAGCATAAAAACTTTTTCAATTTAAACACCTTTCTTTGCCTTTTATTTAAATTCAATGCCTATCTCATGTTATTTTTGTATGATTTTATTTTTGAATCCAACCATTTTATGAATTTATCAAGTTTGAGTGTCTTTACTAACTCTAAAATAAGGCTGTCCCACGCTTTTTCTAATTCTGTTTTATTGTCTATGGTTAACGCTTCCTTTCAGGTTATGTAATATTACTGTTTAATCCCTAATATTACATAACCTTCTTTTACATAGAGAGGATTGTCTAAAATATAAGTTATAATTCTTATAAGCTTTCTTCCTGTATATTCCCCTCCTGTCCATTCCCTTAAATAAAGAGAATCTCCGACCTTGAAATTACGGTCATTTCTTCTCACTTCAAATGATTTTCTTTTTTCCTTAACTGCTTGGAAGAACTCTGGAAGTGTTTTTAATTCATGAACCAACTAAATCGCCTCACTTTTCTGTATCTCTTCCAGTTCTTTTCTTCTTAGCTTTATTTTTTTCATGGATGTATTTAAACTTTTAGCTTTGCTCTGCATTTGAATTTCAATTTTTCTAAGTGCCTCTGCATCATCACATGAATCTATATTTACATAGCTTGACTTACCTTCTTTGTCCTTGTAACTATAGCAATTTCTTATACCTTTTTTATTCTTATATGTCCTCATGAGGTTATTTGCTGCTCTTCTTAAGGCTTGGCTTCTTAATTTGCGTATATCAAAACGGTAATAAGGCTGAATTAACTCCATAACTTTCTCTATTGTTACCTCTCCAAGTTCATCTATTTGCTCTATAATTATTTTTCTAGTTTCTTTTTCAATATTTGCATTTCTACTCATGCTTTTTCACCCCTTTGAAGAAATTCTGTATAACAGTTAAATTATTTATAGCAACTTCTAAAGTACTTAATTCTAAAAACACCTCTTCTTGCTTCTCTAAAGTACAATTCCACGCAGCTAATGAATCTTTATCAATACTTAATTCTGCCACCTTAGAAATTACATTTTGATATTTCCTAGTGTGATCTAAGCACTTGTCAAATTGTTCACCAGTCATTTTATTAAAATCGGTTATACCAAAAATATGTTTTTCTTGATGTTCATGTTTGCTCAATAAAACTACATTTTTAGGAAGCGACTTTTTAATTTCTTCTTGCTGTTTTTTCTCTTCCTGCTCTAATTTCTCCGTTTCAAGTTGCTGTTGATATTCTTTTTCTGCCTCTTCATTTTTCTTTTTAGTTTCTATTGTATCTTTGGTAAGGTTATAAGCACTATTTATTGTTAATTGACCTGTTTTTGCCTTAACCTTTATATCTTCTGGAGCTTTTTCTTCTATATATTCAACTTTGTGTATAGTATCATGGCTTACTCCTGCTAATTTCGCCAGTTCCTTTTTAGTATCAATTGGAGTAATCGCCTTGTCTGATTTCTGACAATCTGATTTTGCATTTTTGCTTTTCTTGTCCCCTCCAGACAGAGAAAGATTTTCTTTTGCTTTTTCCTCTATTGCTGGTTTAAACTTTAATGCTATTTGTGCAAGCTCATACTTATTAAGATTTCTTCTATTCTTCTGATTTGCCCACGCCCATTTCATAGCCTCTAGCTTGTCCTTAAATTTCATTTCTAAAATGTCATATGGTATATCATTCTTTGTGCAAATTTCATATCTATGGTGTCCATCCACTAGAATGTCACCCCAAACTATCAGAGGGTTCAAACAACCGTTTTTTATAATATCCTTTTCTAGTTCCTCTTTTTGCTCTGGGGTTAGCGGAGGTAATAACTGCTTAAATTCAGTTTCTATTTTTATATCATTCACCTTTCCACCACTCACTTTCAATCTTTTAATTTCCTCATTTTAATATATAAATAAGTACCGCCCATAATTTGATTTTCAGTTACTTTGCATTCATTTAAAAAATACTCTGGATATTCCTTTCGAAAAATCTCTTTATCCTCTGGAGAAGTTGAAATTTCATGTACTTTTTTCTTTGTATATTTAAAATCATTAACTTTTATAACAGGCTGTTTTAAGTTCCTACTTTGAATCCATCTTTTATTTCCTTTTGTTCCCTTTGTATCTTTTGTTACTTTTTGGCTTTTGGTCATGTATTTTGCTAATGCCTCATATCCATTTTCATCCGCTTTCAATCTATCTGCATTAGCTCTACCTTTTCCCCATAATTTTTCTACTGTATCTCTATCAATATCTCCTGACATTATTATGTGATGATGAAGTCTCTTCCCCTTTTCTCCGACTTCAATTACTGCCATATATTTCATTTCAGGTAAACCATGTTTATTTCTATAGTGTTTTATTCTTCTTATGTAATTTGTAATATCTCTTTTAGCTTCCTCTTCATTTTCTGGAAGTTCCTTATCGGTGTATGTTAAATGTGCCACTATGTCATTATCTGTAAAATTATTATTAACCAATCTTGCAAAATGTTTTCTTGCATTTTTATCATTTAAATTTTTCTGTTTTAAAGATGTTCTCTTTTCCTTTTTCTTCCTTGACTGTTTTCTCTCTTTGCAAGATATTGGATATACTTCTACTTCTAATATTTTTCCACTATAAATTTTTTTCTCTCTATATGGCATACCTCTCACCTACTATTGCAAATATTATTTTAATTAAACTGTATATGTTAAAATTCTCTATGCTAATTAAAATACAAGTATTTTAATCATCATAGTCGTTAAGATAATACCTATTACGAGGCACTTAAAGCCTCAAATAAAGCTTTAATAAAAAGCACATCTATATTACTTTAAATGTGCTTTTTACTTTTTCTTCCACCTGTAAAAATATTTAAGATTAATCGTGCCTACCATTCTTATGCGTGCTCTCATTATTAGCAGCTTCATCAATGTGTTTTAAAAATATATCTGTTATTTCATCAAAAGCTTCAATTGCTGAACTTTCTTTTAAATCAACATTCATGCTTGCTTGTCTCTCTAAAATTACAGTTATTTTCATTCTTGAACCTCCATATTTGATTTTTCTTTAACTCTGTATTAGAATTAAAGTATCGTTTTATTTTCTTTGGGCTCTTTTATAAGAGCTCTCTTTTTTATGCTTGCACTCTTTTACTAACCCCATAGTAAATAATTGCAGTTCTCAAAATGTAACTAATATCACTTTTTAGTCCTAGTTTAATATGATTCGCCTTTATATCATTTTCAGTTTCCTTCATAACCTCAATGAACTCTCCATCAGTCATTTTAAAACCTTTCTTTTCAAGTGCTTTTCTTATCATTTCTTTGTAGCACCTCCACAAAAATTTCAGTTTTTAAAAATGTGAATGCTTTTTCTATACTAAGAAATTTTGCCACTAAAAAATTTCCGTTTGTATTGTCTATTGCTGTGTAAGAATTATAACCAAGAACTAAATAATTTCCTAAAGGTCTATGCTTGTCCATAATTTCTTTTGCATCCTCTTCTGAAATTGTTCTAATTCCAAATACGTTCAGTAGAAGATTCTTAAAGTTAGCCTCATGGTTTTCAAGGAGTTCGATTGATTTTTGTACCATTCCTTTTCCCTCCCTTTAACCTCGTGACCATTAAAATTCCATGTTTTGCATCAACTTGTACTGTATTTAATCTTGTGTCAATTTTTAAATTATTTAGAATAAATTTAAGCTTATACTTGGAAATATCACTATGTTTTTTAAATGAATACCATTTGCTGTTTTTTTCTGCCTTTTGTGCCTCGTATCTTTCCTCTATATACTCTCTTAATAGCTGCTTGTTATCTCCTTCCAACTTTATTACCATTACTTAACCCCCTAACTTAGTACCATGAGTGTTTTGATGTTACATGAAACCATTCTTTGTCAGCACATTCAGCCTTGATAAATGTAGTTTTATGTTTCCCTCTTCCTTCGTATGCTATAGAAACCGCAATTACTTCATGGTCTTCTGGAAACTCAAAGGATTTATAGTAATTATTTAAAAATCCCTTGAATGTCTCTTGTGCCTCTTTAGACAATTTTGGAAATCCTTCAATTTCATTTGCTTCTGGTAAATCTTTAATCATTTAATTTCAATCCTTTCTATTTTGCTTGTCCTTTCAACTTATGGTAAAATTTTGTTGAAAGGTGGTGATATTTATGTCTAAAAGAATAAGTCATGAACACATTCACGATATTGCTATTGGTATTTTAAATCACTACAATATGAATAATGAATGTAATACTAATGATATAAAAGCTTTAACTTCTAATTATTTAAAACGCTATATTGAAGTAACAGAACAATTAGAAGAAAGTCAATCTCCACAAAAATAAGTCAGTCTTTCATTTTGCCAATGGTAAAAACGCTTGATTTTCTTACATCAAAGCTTAATGATGAAAGAAGTTTTTGCCATTCTAAAAATGTAATTTTATTTTTATCAAGTAAACTAAGAATTTGATTTTCAACATTTTTAATTTGCTCTTCTCTTGGTAGCTCTTGAACCTGTACTTCATGAACTGCCTCTTTTTTATTTTTCATTTAATTCCCTTCCTCTCAAAATTAAATAAGGTTTACATTAATAATGTTCTATTTTCCTCGCTTATCCTATCCAGCCATAAAGCTAATTTTTCTCTGTTTATAAATATCTTTTTTCCAACTCTAAAGTATGGAAAATCTGTGTTTTCCGCATGTACTAATTCAAGAATTGTACTTCTTCCTATTCCGCTCTCTTTAACACATTCTTCAAGTGTAAGTGTCATTTTCTTTTGTGGTTGAGCTTCTCGAATTGCTTCCTTAATAATTTGTTTTAATTCTTCTGGTTGCATATTGTAACCTCATTTCTTAATTTAATTTGTCCTTGCCTTTCAAATATGGTAATATTTTGTTGAAAGGTGGTGATTTTATGCCTGAAAAATTTGGTCTTAGTTATGATGAAATAAACTCAATTCTTAAAGAATCTATTTCTGGTGAAAAAGTAATAGATGCAACTACTGTACGTGATGTAATAACTAGAGCTATTATTGAAAATAATAAAAAAATTCTAAAAGACATTCAGCATATTATTTCCAAGTAACTCCTTTGGCTTTTGCATCTTTAAATTTGATATTTTTTAAATCACTAAATTTTAGATTTAATTGCTTCCGAACTGGTACTTCGGAAGCAACTTCTTTTTTCTCCTCCATCTAATTCCTCTCCTTCCTAATTTAATTTGTCCTTGCCTTTCAAATATGGTAATATTTTGTTGAAAGGTGGTGATACTTTATGAAATTAAATCCCGACTGTATTAGAGACATTTTACTTACTGTAGAAGAAGCTCCAGGTGTTAACCCCCAAATCCCATATCCAAATAATGAAGAATACGAGAGATTAAAAAAAGTATTCTAAGGATGAAATTTTATATCATGTTAATCAATGTGAGTTATCAGGGCTCATTACTGAAGTTTCATGGTTTCTCGGCGGAAATTGCTTAATACATGATTTATCTCCATATGGTCATGAATTTTTAGCAAATATACGCTCTGATACAAATTGGTCTAAGACAAAAGAGATTGCATCAAAAGTAGGTTCTTTTTCATTAGATGCGCTTTCCAAAATTGCAGTATCTGTTGTGACTTCATTAATTAAAGGCAACATTTGAATTGACAGCTATTTTTATTGTAAGCTCTGTTACTCCTTTAGCAGGGCTTTCAATTTTATATCCTTCAACACCCTTTAATTGAAAATCATCTAATTTTATCTCTTCATTTATAATTTTTAGATTATGAAAAAAATTTTCTTTTTTATTTTCCACCTAATCCCTCTCCTTCCTAATTTAATTTTTGTTTTTCAGTTGGCTTAAAAAGTTCTTCAAGAGGCATATTAATCTTTAATATTTGTTTAATTAACTTAGCTTCTGCTAAAGTTATTGGAGCTTTGCTAGTTAATTTTTATTGAGATTATCTTTACATATCTCATTAAACAAATATCTAATATCCTTATTTGGAAAAAATGTTCTATTTATAGCAAACGCTTCGTCTAGGTACAATGGTCTTTTTCCTGAAAGTTTTCCACTCATGGTATCCCTATTTACACCAATCTTATCTGCTAATTCTTTAATAGTTATTTCATTTCTAGCCATTTCAGCTCTAAGATTTGAAAACCTTATATTTGTTTTTCTCAATTTGTCCCTCTCCTTTCACGCATTGCGTTGTTTATGCTTTAATATTATATCGCAATGCGTGAAATGTCAATATCTTTTTTAAAAAATTTTATTGCAATGCGTGAAAAATGTAGTATAATACTCTTATATGGAGGTACAAAGCATGGATTTTTATAAAATACTATTAAAAATAATGAATGAAAAATCATTAACAATACCAGATGTATCACGTGCAACTGGATTATCAGACTCAACAATAAGAAGTATCATTTCAAGAAAAGCCAAAAATGTAACCTTAGAAGTTGCTTTTAAAATATCTAAGGGCTTAGACGTTAGTTTAGAAAGGCTAAACGGTGATAATCCTTCTAATTCTAATCTAATAGATGAATTAAATATGAATGAAGCCAAACTTTCAGCCAATAATAAAGGGTTAATTGAAGATAGTTTAAAAGAAATAATATTAAGCAAATATAAAAGTTTAAGAGAATTTACAATAAAAATAGGAATGCCATATTCTACTTTTGATACCATTTTGAAGCGTGGTGTTGATAAAGCAAATATAATAAATATATTGAAAATATGTGATGAATTAAATATAAGTGCTGATAAATTGGCTATTGGTATTATAGAAAATAAAAATTCAAATCAAAATGATTTAACACAAGATCAGGCAACACTTTTAGATAACTATAATAAATTAAATACTATAGGCAAAAAAGAAGCTAATAAAAGAGTTTCTGAATTGACTTGCATCCCTATGTATTCTGATTCAGAAATTACAGCCACAAGCGATAAATCTGAAAAAATACTTGAAGGTATGTATGATACTATTGCAGCACATGATGATGATTTAACACCTGATGAAAAAGAAGAAATGAATAGAAGGATTTTAGATAAATTAAATAAACTACATAAGGATAAATAACTGGAGCTGGTTTATGAATGACGCAATATGAAAAACTTACGGTTAAAGCCGAAAATGAAAACATTAATGTTTTAGAAATAAATCTAGGTATTAATAAAAAAATGTGGAAAATCCTTTTTTAACAACAAAGAAAAAATCATTGTCATTAATTCAAATATAACTGATTCCGAAAAATATGAAGTATTATCCGAGGAGCTTGGTCACTATCATACCACTTCTGGTAATATATCAAATCAATTCGACATAAAGAATATTAAACAAGAAAAGAGAGCTAGAAATTGGGGCTATGAGGAAACTGTTGGAATTGTTCAGCTTATAAATGCGTTTGAAAAAGGTATAAGGCTAAAGCACGAGCTTGCTGAATATTTAAATGTAACAGAAAAGTTCTTAGGACATGCTATACAGCACTATAAAGAAAAATATGGCACATACTGTGAAATAGATAATTATTTAGTTTATTTTGAGCCAAATTTAACAATTTTAAAAATGTTTTAAAAAGAATAATTTAATTATAAATTATAAATAATATAACAAGGAGGATTATTATGGAAAATGATAAAATCTTTGAATTAATGACTAAAATGTATGCAGAAATGCATGAAGGTTTTAAAGATGTAAAAAACGAACTTAAATCTCATGGCAAAAGGCTTGATAAAATAGAATCAAAAATGGATAGCATGGAATCAAGAATGACCAAAATAGATATTAAGTTAGAAGAGCTTGATAAAAAGGTAGACTTATCTCTTGAAGGTCACAAAACAAATGTAGAGCAATTAAACAGGATTGAAAAAGAAGTGTCAAAGCATGAAGATTTCATTTTAAGAAGAATAAAATAATTGAATATTAAAGGGTATTAACCTACCCTATATATTTTTGCGCTTTTTTCAAGAACACATGTTCGTATTGAAAGGAGGTGGTAATATGATTTTTGAAAATAAAGAAGCAGAAGAATATTATTTAGCCTTAGCTAAAAAGTATGGATACTTTCACATAAACTGTGATAAACCTATATCCGTCGAAGAGCTAGATGAAATTATTGATTTTATTTTAGAAAAGAGTGAAAAAGAAAATGGCTAGTAAAACAAACTGCATAAAAAACGGTAAAAAATATTATAGAATTACCGCAACTATAGGAAGAAACAGTAACGGTAAATTAATAAGAAAGGATTTTTATGGCATCAATAAATCTGATGCTGAAAAGCAAAGAGATGAATATTTAAATAATATTAAAAACGGTCTAAATGTTGGTTATGAAAAAGCTACATTAGGAGAACTTATGCATACTTGGCTTTTTGAAGTAGTGCGTGTAAGCTCTGATATAAAGCCTAGTACCTTTAATAGATATGAAGGTATATATAGAAATTATGTTAAAGACAGTGAAATTTATGGAATTAAATTAATAGACATCAAGCAGCTTACATTGCAGCGATATTACAATAAATTATATGATAGTGGCAAAAGCAGCAATGTAATAAAAAATTTAAACAAATTATTAAAATCTTTCTTTAATTATGAAGTTGACGAAGGATATTTAATTAAAAATCCAAGCAATAGAAGAATAGTCATTCCAGGAGAAAAAGAAGTTTCCAAAGAAGAAATAGAAGTTTTTAGTGATGATGAAATTAAAACTCTTATTAAGGCTTTAGAGGGCAATAGATTAAAAGGATTAATATTGCTAGCATTAGGTACTGGACTTCGACGTGGCGAGCTTCTAGCGTTAAAATGGAGCAATATAGACACCAAAAATCTTTTACTTAGTGTTGAGAAAAGTATATCTCAAATAAGTGTAGTGGATAAAAACGGAAAAAGGAAATATGAAACTATAGAACAAACTCCTAAATCTTTAAATTCTATTAGAAAAGTTCCTATACCGGAAAGTCTTATTCTCATCTTAAAAGAGCAGAAAAAACTTAAAAAAACAGATAAATTAAAAGCAGGATCAAGCTATGAAGAAAATGATTATATATTTACAAGTGAAAATGGAAAAATATTAAATGGTAGAAATATGGCTAGAGCTTACGAAAGGATTTTAAAAAGCGCAGAAATAAAATATAAAAAATTTCACGCACTTAGACACACTTTTGCTACAAAATTATTTGAACGTGGAGAAGACTTAAAAACAGTGCAAATGTTATTAGGTCATTCAGACATTTCTATAACAAGTAATATTTATACTCACGTTATGCCTGAAAAGAAAAATGATGCAGTTCAAAAGCTCAATGATTTATTTGCTTAA